AAATTAATCTATGTTCTTGGTCTATATGCCTTGACCATGTATTAACTTTATACTTTAACCTCTCGGGTTTACCTATACCTTCGGTGGGGTCGAGTGTTATGCTATCCATTAGGGCTAGTATCTTTTTTTCTTTTTTGGGGTCAACTTTTTTCCAATATTTTATATGTTCTTTAGCCAAGGGTTTTAAAAAAAGCATGAATCTCCTCCGAGGTGTTGCCTATTAGTATCTCTGCGGGATTTTCTGAACTCTCGATAATCTGTAGGGCAGTCGGTATATTCAACCAATCATTATCACGAGATAACTGATAGGCTTCTACTATTCTCATAGCGTATTTAATTTGCATAGGGATTGAGCGGCATGTAGTGGCTGCTTCTTCTTTAATCTTTTGATATAGATCATCTGGTAGACTTAGTGAATGTGCCATTTATTACCTGTAATAATAGTCGATATTATATCGCTTTATACCAGTATAGCAACCGATTTACAAGCGAAAACGTGCCTATCACACCAATAATATACCTTTGATATTTTCGGTATATTAAGATATACTCTAACTCATTGAATTACATGTAGTTATCAATGCTCGAAAACCAAAAGCATATCTCTGGTTTAGATTTGACCGATGAAGAAATTGTTCGTCAAATGGAAAAGGGAATTAATGAAAGTCTTCTAGTCGAAGAAGACTGGCGACAATATGAAGTTGTTGAAAATTATGCGATGTATGATGGTGATCAGTGGACAACTGCGGACGCCAAAAGACAAGCTGCCAATGGTATGGAATGCATAGTAATTAATAGAGCTAAGCCAGTACTTGATGCTATTGTCGGTTTCCAAATCCAAAACAGATTACAAACTAAATACGTTCCAAGACTTAATAACGAAAAGCAAAACGGGTTTACTGATGTTGTTGGTAATATGGTTAAATATATCGACCAGCAAACCGATTCTCCTATGCAGGAAACGTTAGCTTTTAAAGATATGCTTATATGTGGTATCGGCTGTACTGATACTGTCTTTAATTACAATACCCCTCCTTATAATGGTGCATGGAGTAAAAAGCGTATATTCCCAGCTTTTGTGTTTTGGGATTGTAGTGCTAGAGAAAAGAATATTGTTGATGCTAATTATATCACAGTACTTAAGATTGTCGACCGTGAGACGATTAAAGCTGAATATGGCGATGACTGCTTTGGTGATGATTATTCAATAGCACTAGATGCTCGTATATTAGAGTTTTTCGACTCGGTACTTGCGATTAAACAATTGGGTGTTATCTATGAACATCAATGGCGTAAAAAAGTACCCTTTCATCGGGTAGAAAATCCCTTTTTGAAACTTTCCCGAGACCCACAATTAGTATTAGATCTTGCAGCACAAAAAGGTATTAACACATGGGAAGGTACGCAAACATTCGCTGAAATGGTTGTTGATCAAGCCGAGTATTATGGTAAGAAATTCAATTTTGACCCAACACGTGACCAATTATTCAGCATTGCTGAACAGGGAGATTATGCCAAATTCAAAGAAGCCATGGAGTTTTACGGGATTAAAGTAAAATCCACCAAGCAGGAGCGATATAAATACTTCCGTGCAATTATCACTGGTAATAAACTAATAAGTAAGGCGGAAAACTTTTCTCAAAATGGGTTTTCAGTTAAGTTTATGACTGGCGAATTTTCTGAACTTACCCAATCATATTACGGCTTAATGAGAGGCTGTAAACCACCACAAAGATTATTCAATCAAGTAGTATCAGATTATCAGGGTTTTCTTAATAGTATACCGAAAGGCGGTGTTAATATTGAATATGATGCCGTTGAAGATGTACAGACGTTCTTAGATACCTATAGTCGGGCAAGATTTGTTACCGTGTTTAGACCTGGGGCTTTATCGAATGGTAAAGTACTGCCTAAAGTCGCCCCTCCTATACCACAAGGGGTGTTAGAAATGATTCAATTCGCTGATGGTCAAATAATGGCTGTTTGTGGGGTTACCCCTGAACTTATGGGCGTAATGCAATCTAAAGAAATGAATGCCGGCTTTTATAAACAGCAAATAAGGCAGATATTAACGACACTCAGCACATATTTTGATGCCCACCGCTCTTATAGAATGCTGCAAGCCCGATGCGATATAGATTGTATCCGGATATTGGTCGAGAATTCCGAAGGTACTTTGGTATCGGATGTAATAGGCGAATACAATGGTAAAGATGTCTATTTACTCGAGAATAATATAGCCGAAGAGTACGATATTATTATCGATGAAGTACCGCTATCGCCTGATGAGAAAAAGGATGAATTCTTTAAGATGATTGATCTGCAAATGGCAATGCCTAATAAGGACTTCACTCCGTTGATACTCGAATGTGTGCCATTCTCACAAGAGGTTACTAATAAGCTCAAAGAGCTAATGAAACCTGCGCCACCGCCAGAACCTGACCCGATCTCTACTAATCTATTAATCAGCGAAACCGAGATGAAAAAGGCCTCTGCTTACAAGATGACTATAGAAGCTATGGAAAAAGAACAAAATATGCGTCTAGCTCAACCTAAAGCAATCGCTGAAATTAATCTTACTGAAGCACGCGCAGCTAACGAAATAGCTAAAATCCATCAAATGACCGCTGATCAAATAGATAAGCGGATTAATTCTATATTTAACCAGAAACTATAATCAGGAGGATTATATGACCACAAATGACGATATCTTTAAATCACCGGAAGCTTTTCAGGCAGCATTAGCGCAAGCTGAGCAAGCCCCGTTCCCAACCAGTGAATCAGAAAAGACCACGCCAGAAGATGTTGTCGCAATTGAAACAGTCAGTGAAACACCTTTAGAAGCCCCTACAGAAGAAAATGCATCACTAGAGCACCCAGATGCCATAGACACTCCCGATACAACTGAAACACAGGGCAAAACGCATTTAATCCCTAAATCAAGGTTTAATGAGGAGGCTACTAAACGCAAAAGTGCTGAAGAGCAGTTACAGAAAGAGCGTGAAGAAAACATAAGAATGAAGGCGCAATGGGATTTACTAAGTAAGATGCAGGAGCAGCAAAAGGCTGATAATATCCAACCTGAGCCTGAAATAGACCCTCTAGATGTCGATGCTTTTAACCATACCAAGCGGGAAATACAAAATCTTAAGAACGAACTCGCAGAGGTGCGGAAATACAGTGCTGAGAATACACAGAAAATGCAGTATTCTAATATCGCCCAAGTGCAAGAAAACGCATTTGTAAAAGAACACCCTGACTTTTATAATGCCATTGAGTATGTGAAAAATATCGAGACCAATGTTGCTAAGAATTTCTCTACTGATGAAGCTCAAGCTAAAATGTACGCCGAGCAAAAGCTACAAAGTATATTAGTCGGGACTTTGAATAACGGTAAAAATGCCGCTGAGGCTCTTTATAATATGGCAAAATCCTATGGCTATCAAGATAGGGATGCACCCGTTTCAAATACATCCCCTAATAAACCTACTGTTAATGTAGACAATATCAACAAGAATATGGAACGTTCAGCATCAATACAGAATCTGAACAGTTCGGCGACTGTCGGTGCGATACCTAGTGATATCCAAGCCGCACTTGATGAAAAGGGACATTTTGTACAAGCCAAGTGGGATGCGATGATGACTAAGCAAAAAAGGAATGCAGGGTTCTAGTTGACATTATAAAACAGTATGTTACACTAAATCTTAACATTCTAGTTATATTGGGCAACGTATGCCAGCAGAGCTAAGCAACTCTATAAAAGGCGGGAGCTAAGGTATTCTCCGTAAACGACCTCGTAATTGATAACAAGAAATTTAAGCAAAATTTTTTATTAATCCTTTACGAGGTATCACATGACTGTCACGTCATTCCCTAGTAGCTCCAGTTCCACGGTCAAACTATGGGCACAAAGAGCTTTATACGACTTTCAAACCGACACCCAAATGTTCGGGCAGATGATCAAATCGGGTGTTATGAAACGAGAAGATCAAACCTCCAAAACCGCAGGCGATAGAGTAAGAATGTCATTCTTACAAAAACTAACCAATCCGGGTTTGATTGGTATGGAAACCGCTATGGGTAATGAACAGAATCTAGTTTACTTTACTGATGATGTTTATATTAACCAACTCCGCAATCCTGTTGGGATTCCAGCACCTTTTACGATCGACCAACAGCGTGTTTTATACGATTTACCGGAAGATAGCTTTAGGGTTTTGTCGGAATGGATGCAAATACACGGTCTAGCTGGCGT